AGTGGCTCGACGCAACATCGGTAAGTCACCTGCGAACATTCAGGCCCGGCTGGTGGAGTTCACGAACGCTCACCAGCTCGGCAATGAGTCGGTCGCGGAGCATTCGTACAACGCCTGGCAGGGGCAGGTTGCCGGCAAGGCGAAACGCCACGACATCTTGTACGACTCGATTGAGGCACCACCGACCACGAACTTGAACGACGACGCCTCAAGAATGGCTGGCCTCGCGGCCGCCTATGCGGATGCCCCGTGGGCCGACCTCGAGCGGCTGTCCGATGAGGTACTGGACTGGCGCACCACCATCGCCGATGCGATCCGTTACTACTTCAACGGACTCGGCGCTGCCGAGGACGCTTGGATCGACCCCGTCAACTTCGACACCTGCGCCGGCCCCGACAAGGTTGAGGACGGCGAACAGGTCGCACTTTTTCTCGACTGCTCGAAGTCGTCAGACGCCACCGGCTTGGTGGGCTGCCGACTGTCTGACGGATACGTGTTCGTTCTCGGCGTGTGGCAACGCCCGCACGGAGACCGCGGCACAGGCTGGCTGGCTCCGCGCGAGGAAGTCGACGCTACCGCTCGAGCCGCTATCGCTACCTACAAGGTTGCATGGTTCGGGATTGACCCGTCACCAACCAGGGATGACGACGACCCTGAGGCCCTGTACTGGGCCGAGATGATCGACAACCTGCACCGGGACCTCGGCAAGAAGATCACCGTCAAGGCCTGCTCATATCACTCGCTTCTGTTCGACATGCGGATGTCGTCTCGTGGTGGCCGCGAACGCAACAAGGCCTTCACGGAGATGGCGATGCAGGTCGCGCAGGAAATCGACGAGGAGCAGTCGTTGACCCACGACGGAAACCCGATGCTGCGGGTCCACACTCATAACGCGCGCCGCCGGCCGAACCAGTTCGGCATCTCGCTCGGCAAGGTCAACCGCGACTCCAAACAGCTCGTCGACCTGGCTGTTTGCATGGTCGGCGCACGTCTTGGCCGCCGTCTGGCCCTCAACTCCGGCAAGGTCGCCAAATCACGGAAGGTCGTGTTGCTGTGAACGACCTCGAAGTGATAGCCGAAGTCGGAATCGACAGCATCAACACCCGCCGGATGGACGACTACTACAACGGCGTCGCCCGCCTACACCAGATGGGTCTAGCCCTCCCACCCGAGCTCCGCGACTTGCAGACCGTCATCAACTGGCCGCGCCTCGTCGTCGACAGCCTCGAGGAACGCCTCGACGTCGAAGGGTTCCGCCTGTCTGGTCAGGACTCGCCTGATGACCGTTTGTGGTCGTGGTGGCAGGCCAACCGGCTCGACGAGGAATCCTCCCTCGGCCACATCGAAGCCTTGGTCCAAGGACAGGCCGCCATTTTCGTCGGGGCCGACGAGGACGACCCGTCCATGCCGCTCATCACCGTCGAATCACTCAAGGGCGTCCGGTACAAGATCAACCAGCGCACAGGCAAGGTCGAGTGGGCTGTCCGCATCTATGAGTGGGACGACAACGACCAACCCGCCAGGGCGGTCGTCTACCGCCTAGGTGTCACCCTTTACTACGCCGCGATCAGCGGTTACGGATGGCAGCTCGAGGAAGCCGTCGAACACGGCCTACCCGTCGTCCCCGTTGTTCCGCTGGTGAACCGTTCGCGCCTGTCTGATCGGACTGGCCGTTCGGAGATGGCTGACGTCATTCCCATCACCGACGCCGCCTGCCGCACCCTGTCCAACTTGCAGGGCGCGCAGGAGATGTTGGCCGTCCCGCAGCGGTACGTCCTCGGTGCGGATGCGAACGACTTCATCGACGCCGACGGCAACAAGAAGTCGACGTGGGAAGCCTATCTGGGCCGGTTCCTGACACTCGGTGATCCTGACGCGAAGATCGGGCAACTGTCCGGCGCGGATTTGCGGAACTTCACCGAAGTCATCAACCACTACGCCCGCCTCGTCTCCGCACTCTCAGGCCTGCCCCCACACTTCCTCGGGCTCTCCACCGACAACCCACCGTCGGCCGACGCGATCCGGTCCTCTGAGGCCAGGTTGGTGAAGCGCGCCGAACGCCGCGCCCGCTCCTTCGGTGAGTCGTGGGAGTCGGTCATGCGTATCGGACTGCTCATCGTCGACGGCAAGCTGCCGGATGAGGCTCACCGGATGGAAACGATTTGGCGTGACCCTGCCACGCCGACGTTCTCCGCGAAGGCCGACGCCGTCGTCAAGCTGCTGATGGCGAAGGACGCCAGCGGCCAGTCGATTCTCCCGCTGGACGCTGCGCGTGAGGAGTTGGGCATGTCGATTGAGAAGCGTCGACGCCTGATGGCGATGGACTCGAGCGACCCGGCGGTCGCGTTCCTCGCCAAGACGGACGCACTGTCCGATGTCCCCTGAGGAGTACCGCCGCCGCGCCGTCGTCATCGCCGCCGCAACATCGGCCTACGTCAACTCGCTGTTCTCGTTCCTGCCATCCAACACGGACTTGACCGGATGGCGTCGGTTCATCGCCACCATCTACCCCGAAGTCATGCGCGGCCGACTCGACACGTTCAACCTGGCGTCCGAGTTCTACGACAGCCAACGCCCCGCAGGAATTCCGCCGGTCGAACACGTCGAACGGTCCTACCCGGTCGATAATCTGCGGAAAGCGTTGGAACCAGCACGAGCTCGCCTCATCGGGCTTGAGGAGTTCGAGGCAGAAGAACGCCGACTAGCCGCCGAACAGGCTGGTGACGTCACCGCCCTGCATGTGCAGGCCGCGGGTCGCCAGAACGTTGAGGACTCGGTCAAGAACGACCGCACCGCGCTCGGCTACGCCCGAGTCCCCAAGGGTGCGACCACATGCGCGTTCTGCCTGATGCTCGTGTCGCGTGGTCCTGTCTACAAGAGCGAACGCAGCGCCTCGTTCCGTCACGACGGCGAGCCGTACCACTACAACTGCGACTGCGAAGTCGTGCCGGTGTTCGACAAGAACAACTGGCCCGGCCGTGAGGACTACATCGAAGCTCAACGCCTTTGGTACGAGACCACGGGCGGTAAGGGCGGCCGTGACGCGCTCAACGCGCTCCGCCGCCACCTATACGCCCAACAGCAGGCGTCCTAAGACTTCCCGCCGCAGGTTCGGTGGGTCAACACAAAGCCCCAGGAGGGTGTCATGTCCGAAACAGAAACAACTGCGTCGTCAGAAGAAACGTCGAAGCCCACATCGAAACCGCAGGCAGGACCGCGGCCACCGTGGGGAAGCGACGACGAGTTCAGCCCCGAGAAAGCCTGGAACCTCCTCCAGAACATCAGGGCCGAGCGCGATGAGGCCAGAGCTGAACGTGAGGCCGCCCGCAAGGAAGCAACCGAACTCCAAGAGTTCCGCATCAAGGCCCAGGAGGCCGAGGAAGCGGCACAGGAGACCGAGTTGTCACTCCACCGCGAACGCGCCGCGCGAACGCATGGTCTCGGCGATGAGCAGTTTGAGTTCCTGGCCGAACTCACCGACCCCGACGCGATCAACGCACGAGCCGAAAAGCTCGCCGCAATGACCGCGAAGGCACCGTCCCGGCCAGTCGACATGACGCAAGGCAGCACCGCAGCGGGCAAGGACCAGTCCTCCACCGCTGAACAGTTCGCGTCGGCCATCGACGGAGCTTTCACACGTCAATGAAAGGTAGGTAACCGGCATGGCTGCTGGCGACCTCAAGAGAACGACCTCGGGAGTTTCGCTCCCGCTCCAGGTCTCATCCGAAATCTGGTCAAACGCCCAAGAGGCATCCGCAGTCATGTCGGTTTCCCGACGGATCGCGCTGCCCGGTTCGGGCCTGTCCATCCCCGTCGTCACGGGCGACTCTGCTGCCGCATGGGTGGCTGAGTCCGCTGAGAAGCCGGTCTCGCACGCGACCGTCAGCTCCAAGACGATGACACCCTACAAGCTCGCTGTCATCGAGACCTTCTCGATGGAGTTCCGGCGCGACCTGCCAGGCCTCTACAGCGAGCTTTCACGCCGCCTCCCCGGCGCGCTCGCCAAGAAGTTCGACGAGACCGTCCTCGCTGGTACCGCACCCGGTTCCGGCTTTGACGTCCTCTCCTCGGCTCCCGGGCTCACCGTGGACGCGACGGCAACCTACGCCGACCTCGCTGCGGTGTTCAATGCCATCGCCGCCGCGGGTGGCAGCCTGTCCGACTGGATTTCGTCCCCAGCGTTCGAGGGCCTTCTGCTCTCGGCCGTCGACGGTTCTGGTCGCCCGCTGTTCATCCCCGACGCCACCACGTCGGGCCGGGTCGGCAGCATCTTCGGCCGCCCCGTCTACAGCACCCGGGCGACGCTCAAGGAGAACGCCAGCTCGACGGACATCGCTGTTGCCGGCGACTTCGCCGGGTCCGCGATCTACGGCACCGTCGAGGGCATCCAGGTCGACATCAGCGACCAGGCGACCGTCAACGACGGCGGCACGCAGGTCAACCTGTGGCAGCGCAACATGTTCGCCATCAGGGCTGAGATCGAAGTCGGCTTCGTCACGCGGAACGTGAACCACTTCGTCCGCATCAACAACGGCGTGGACCCGACCCCGTGACTCGACTGACCAACCCCCACACGGGGCATGAACTCGACGCCGTCGATGACGTCGACGTCGAGTTCTGGACGGCGGCAGGCTACCGGCCTGCCGCCGGGTCGAGCACGAAGAAGGCTCCGGCCAAGAAGGCGGCGAAGAAGTCGTCTGCGAAGAAGGCAGGCAAGTGATGGTGCGTCTCCATGACCCGAAAACGGGTCGCATCGTGAACGTCGACGAGGACCAGGCCAAGGACTTCCGTGACCTGGGTTTCAAGACGGTCAAGGGCGCACCTGATCCTGACGAGACGTCGAAGGCGTCTCAGTCGAAGTCGAGCTAGGTGAAAGGGCGGTCTAGATGAGCTACGCAGGTCTCGCCGATGTGCAGGTCTCTCTAGGCCGCCCTCTCACTGACGACGAACAGGACCAGGCCGACGGACTCCTCGACAGGGTCGAGTCGCGCATCTATGCCCGCATCTCCGACCTGGACACACGTCTTGCCGATGAGGACAACCTCGTCGCCCTGCTGGTCGAGGTCGAGTCCGACGCGGTTGCCCGTGTCCTCCGCAACCCGTCAGGTCTGTTGCAGGAGCAGGACGGCGACTACGCCTACACCCGCGACCGCAAAGTCGCCTCCGGCGCGCTCGAGCTGACCGACGATGAGTGGGCACGCCTCGGTGTATCCAAGGGCGCGTTTACCATCGCCCCGTCGTTGGGCCGTGAGTTCGATGTGGAGCCGTCCTCGCTTGAGGAAGGTCCGGTCTGGGTGGACGTCTACCCATGAGCCTGCTCGACAACGGCCCCGACGAGGTCACCGTCTACGCCGAGGTTGAGACCGTCGACGAGTACCGCAACAAGATTCTCGCCCCCGACCTCAACAACCCAGTCCTGGTGCGTGGCCGGTGGCAGCCGTCCACGTTCGATGAGGCTGCGCAGCTCGGCCAGGAGCAGGACACGGTTTACCGTTTTGTGGCCCGCGATTTCCCTGCTGGCCCCTATGGCCGTGTGGACTTTGATGGGGCGTCCTGGGACGTTCTGGGCGCTCCCAAGCAGCATCGTGGGTCCACAGCCACCCGTCACTACACCGCATACCTCAAGAGGCGCTGAAAATGGCCTACGTCGGCCTCGGTGCGGGCCGTGACCACCGTGGTGTCAACGCCTACATCGCCCACCTGGACGGCGTCGTCGGCTCCGTCCAAGCGCATGGCGCGGTCATCGCAGGGAAGGCGAAAGCGAACCTCGCCGCCCACCGTGACACGGGTGCCGCCTACATCGACATGGACCGTGAGGACACCGACGCCATCATCTCCCTCGTGGATGAGGCTGCCATCACCATCGAGTACGGCCGCGAAGAAGGCATCGACCGCACCGGCCGCCCCAAGGGAGCCATGCAAGGCCTCCACATTCTCGGCCGCGCCGCCGGCATCTAGGGAGGGCCTCCATGTCGCTGCCTGATGCCGACCTGCTCGTCCTCCAAGCCATCGAAACCGCGCAACCACTCCTCAACATCGGCACCCAAATCTACGACGGCCTCGTCGACGACGTCACTGACGGCGACCCCTTCGTCCTGGTGCGACGGATCGGCGGCGCGTGGGTCGCACCGAAACTGGTGGACCGTGCTGCGTTCGACATCCAGTCGTGGGGCGCATCCCGCAAAGACGCCTACGACGCCGCAGCAACCGTCCGTGACCTGCTGTACGACGCGGCCTACAACCAGACCACGTTCGCGCTCGGGCACATCGCCCGCTGCGTCGAAGTGACCGCCCTGTCCGAACTCCGTACCGCTGACCAGGCGGGCAACATCTGGCGCTTCCAAGGCGCCTACTCGCTGTTCCTGCGTCCAGCACCAGCCTGACCGCACCTCTCCATTCCTGGGCCTGCACCCGCCTAACCCGCCCCAGAGGAGAACACCCCAATGGCAACAAACAATGCGGCCGTGATCCTGCCCGCCGAGGGCAGGTTCTACATCGCCGACACGTCGGCCACCAAGCCCACCACCACCGCTGTCCCGTCGGCGCCGTGGACAGAGGTCGGGCACACCAGCTTCGAGGACCCCCTCGTCATCGAGCGCGATGGTGGCGACATCACCACCCTCCGGTCGTGGCAGGCGTCGGCGCTCAGGACCAGCGTTGAGGGCATCACATACAAGCTCACGTTCAACCTCCTCGAGTGGGACGACCTCGCCATGAACCTCTACTTCGGCGGCGGTGCGGTCGACGCGACCCTCGACGAGTTCCTGGCACCCAAGACGCCCGCCGCTCAGTCGAAGTCGCTGTTCATCCGTCTCATCGACGGTGCCACGGTCACGTCCATGTATTTCCCGACCGTGGAAATCATCGGCTCCGATGACATTGAGTTCGATCCCGAGGAGCTGCTGTTCCTCCCGGTGACGGCGACGGTCATCGACGACGCCGACGTCGCGTACCTGTTCACCATCAAGAGCGCCCTCACGGTTCTCCCCTGAGTCCTGACCGGGGTATGGCTTTGCAGGCCCACATGCCCCGGTCAGGTTCACCTAGCGGCCTGCACTCACCGGAAGGGCCTGCATTGTGGTCAGCCTGAATCAAGTGAACAAGGAAGCGGACGAACGGTACGGCCCGTTCATCGTCGAGGACGTCCCCGGCGGAGACGTCACCCTACGCAACATCATCCGATGCACAGAGAATGAAATCGACCAAGTGTCGAAACTCGACGGGCGGATGAAGGAGGCGCAGAAGAACTCCGACATGGGTGCCGCGCTCACATGCGCGCGTGAACTCATCGAGGTCGTCGCGGTGGGGCAGGACGGCCGGCGGCTGCTCGAGGAAATCGGCGACGACGCCGCAAAGGTCATGTACATCCTCGAGTTGTGGGCGGAGGCTACCCAGGCGGGGGAAGCCTTGCGCTCGGACAACTCATCCGAGACCACGGCGACGCCGTAGTTTCGGACCTGTCCGAGTTCCACCACATCGACCTCGTCTGGTGCCTGCGCTACGACACCATCTCACCGCGGATGCTGCTGGCTCGACTCACGTCGCTGCCCGACACGTCTGCTTTGGCGGCAGCGGTGTCGTCGGTGCCGCGCGGTTGGGGTGGTGACCGGCATTCGCTGGTGACGCTCATCGACGCCTTGCAACAGAACACATGGGTCACGGCCGCTGCGGCGTCGAAGCGTAAACCGCCGAAGCCGAAGCCGATGCCGAGACCGAAGAAGCGCACGGTTGTCTCTGTCGCCGACCTCATCCGAGCTAAGCCGAAAGGGGTGTGACGGACGATGGCAGCAGGACCGGGCGGCAGGCCCGTAGGTAGGGTCTCGGTTCGCGTGGTTCCTGACACGTCCACTTTCGCGGCGTCGCTCGAGGCCTATCTACAACGGTTGGAGCACCGGCTCAAGGTCGAGATTCCGGTCGGCCTGAACGACGCATCGGTGGCGGCCACCGAAGCCCGTCTAGATTTCCTGGCGCGTGACCGGCGGGTCAAGATTGATGTTGACTCCTCCGGTTTTGACAGACTCGCCAAAGCCGGTGGTGGTGCTGGGCGCGGTGGTGGATTCTTCGCCTTGCTCACCAACCCTGCCGTTATTCTTGGCGCGGTTGCCGCCATTGGCGGCGCAATGGCGGCGCTCCCTGGAATCGTTGCGTCGATAGCTGCCCCTCTCGGTGCCATTGCACTCGGCATGGACGGCATCAAGGCGTCGGCGAAGGGTCTCAAGACACCATTCGACGAGCTCAAAGCGTCTGTCAGCGCCACCTTCGAGCGGTCTTTGACGCCCTCAATGGAAAAGCTGCAAGGCATATTCCCGACGTTGCAAAGTGGATTCAACAACCTCGCGGCAGCCCTGGGGGACATGTTCGCCAGCGCCGTTGCCAAGCTCACGTCTCCTGAGGGTTTGGCAATGCTCAGGGACATCTTCGACAGCTTGTCGCGGGCACTAACCATCCTCGCGCCTGCAATGGGGCCATTCGTTGACTCGTTCCTCCTGCTCGCCAGAGACGGGGCAGCAGCCTTTGCCGAGTTCGCACCCAAGATCGCGGACATGATCGTCCAGTTCAACGAGTTCCTGAACTTTCTCGACCGAACCGGGCTCCTCAAGGTGGCAATGGAAGGACTCGGGTGGGCCATCTTCTCGGTCATTGGATTCATCAACGGACTGGTCGGTCTCGGTATTCTCGTGGCCGCCTTCTTTGGCCTGTTCGTTCGCGGAATCCAGCAGGCCGTCCAATGGGTCGGGCAAGGTGTCGGCCAGATCATCGGTTTCCTCACATCTCTGCCGGGTCGTATCGCGGGAGCCCTCGGAGGACTGGCAAGCGCGATCGGTGGCGCGTTCACGAGGGCGTTCGCCGCCGCCAAGTCCGCCGTAACGGCAGGAGTGAACGCCGTCGTCACGTTCATCCGAAGCCTCCCCGGCAAAGCGCGAGCGGCACTCACGTCACTACCCGGCTTGCTCAAGGGCATCGCACGGAACGCCTGGAACGCCTTCTTCTCGGAGGTCAAGCGGATCGGCGCGCAGATCCTCTCATGGGTTCGGAGCTGGGCCAGCCAGATCGCATCAGCAGTGTCGGGTGCTCTGAGCATTTTCTCGCCGTCCCGCGTGATGATGGACCTCGGCAAGAACACCATGCTTGGCTTCCAGATCGGCCTTGAGAAGAACGCACAGGGCCCGATAGACGCCATGTCGGACGCAGCGAACGCGGTCGCCGGCATCAAACCCACCGTGAACGCGTCCACCGTCCAAGACTTCATCGTCGGGTCAGGCACCGACGCTGACGCAATCGGTCGGGCCGTCGCCAAGTGGCTCGTCGCGGTTCATGGTGACAAGGACGGCAACATCCAACTTCTTGCGGCAGGCGGCTGACCGATGGCGGACCTGCTGCAAGTCGTCGACGCCATCAGCGCCAGCCCCACCGTCCTCATCAACCTCGCCGACAAAGCTGCCCTCTCGTTCAAGAACTTCGTCGCCAACCCACCACAACTCCGTCGCACCACTTCCAGCTCGTCACTCGGTGACGGTGACCTCCTCATGGCCGCGTCCTACGCCGACCGTGAAATCGAGTTCGACCTCAACATCCTCACCACCACCAACGACCTCAACTCAACACAACTCCAAAACCTCGCCCGCATCCTTGGTAACGGTGACGCGTGGATCAAGTTCCAAAAGAACGGGTCCACCAACCCGGTGTTCTTCCGCACCAAACGGGCTGACATCACCAGCCTCCAAGAGTTCTGGAACATCCCCGGCACACGCGTCGTCCACCTGTCAATCCCCTGCGACCCGTTCACCTATGGGTTACCCGAGACCGGCTCGTTCACCATCACGAACGACCCAACCACGGGCACGAACAAAATGCTTGCGTCCATGCCCACGATCAAGGGCGACGTATCCACCCCATTGCATCTGACGTTCCCCACGGTGCAGGCCGCGCACCGTATCCATGTGGCTTCCCGGGCCGCCCTCGACGGCACCGTGCTGTCCGCCCCGTACTACAAGTCGTTGTCGGCTGCCACCAAGGACGCGACACCTACGACCGGCTGGACGATCACCGACACCGCAGACACCGACATGGTCTCCGGCACACGCCGACGTTTGACCTACAACGCCGTCGGCGGAACCCCGTTCATGGTCCCTACGTCGGCCACCGTGCTGACTTGGGACAGCCTCCCACCCGGCGACTATCGAGCGTTCGCGCGCCTCGGACACAACGGCGTCGATGATGTCACGCTCCACTTCTTCAACCGCCCCCCACGGAACGGGACCGCCTACACAGTCGAGGAAGCTGCCGCAACAGCCACCTACTCGCCTGGGGTTGACGGTAAGGATTGGGTCGACTTTGGTGTGGTCGCCATGCCCGGTGACGGCCCGCAAACCGATGCTTCGTTCGACCTCGCCGGCGCAACCGGGACATCGGTCTGGAATATCGGGGTGTCCTCTGAGATAACACTCGTCGCGGTGGACCTCGACGCCGTCGTTCTCGTGCCGGCAGGACGTCCCGAAACGGTGACCCGGCACGGGTCGGCAAGTTTTCCTGCACCGTTCACCAACAAGGCCGTCACGTTGGATGGGGTGAACAATCGTTGGTTCGCTGCCGGTGAACCGACCAGCGCATCCGGTACAACAACAATGGTTGCCCCCGACGACATCGCGGGGAGTCTCCCGATTGTTGTTCCGAACGCCACCAACGTCATCCACTTCTTCGCCAACATCACTATTGCCGACGTGGCTAGGGCGCTGGACGTCAAGACGACCACGACGGCGATCACCTGGAAGTATTTCCCCCGTTACGTCTACGACCGGCCAGCCTCCACATGACCCAGTTCGAGGTCATCTTGGACGAAACCAGCGGTGTCACCGTACTCACGCCATGGGTGTCGAATCTGACGTTTCGGTCGGTTGATCCCGGCGGATACGGGTCGGTCACGTTTGACCTGTCCCGCAAGATCGACGCCCGTGACTTCGAGGATCAAGCCGACGTTTTCATCTACAACGGTGAAACCGGGCAACAGGTGAGCGGCGGCCGCCTGCAAAACCCTGGTCGCGGCGCCTCTCGTAGTGGCGAAGTGTGGCAGATGGAAGTCCTCGGCGAAGGCCCCGCGCACATGCAGGAACGCAAAGAGCCTTACATCATCGAGGACAATCGAATCACCCCCTGGTTCCCGAGCCGTGCCGATCTGGAAACAATCGCATGGGCACAGGGCGGACCCCCAGACACCACAGCCGCGGGCGGTGTCGGCGGCACCAACGGTCTCGTGTTCACGATGGAGGACGGCGCGTCGGTCCCCTCCGGCAACATCGCGGAAATCACCTACTACGACATCGGCGAGTTTCCCGACGCCATCATCGGCGGCTACGCCTTCGCCCACGTCGAAGGCCGAGCTGACACCAACAGCCACATCAAGAGCTCCGTGGACGCTTTCGCAACCACAGATGAGGACGACACATTCTCGTTGTCGGAGCAGTTCGTGGCCGAAGATGTGGCGAGCGTCGCATCACCCAAAACGGAACTCGTCATCCGTTACCAGCGGGCCAGCACCACCCGCACCGCGACCACGAAAGACTGGTCCTACATTCACGAGCTCACAGTGTTCGCCATGCGATACGACAAGACCCGCACCCTCATCGACACCGGCACCACCTACCTGAGAACCGACGGCCTCGATACCAACTTCCCCACCACCACTGATGTCGTCACAGACCTGTGGGCACGCTTCTGCCCCCGCGTCGACCTAGCCAACGCCCGCATCGACGGCCCCGGCCTGGTTTACTTCTTCGTTGACCTCGTGTGGCCCAACGGGGTCACCCCCGCCGAAGTTCTCGCCTTCTTGAAACAGAAGGACCCCGGCTACACCTGGGCGGTGTGGGAACGCCAACCTAATGGATTGTTCCGTGCTGAGTGGCGAGCCTACGACACGGACGTCCGCTATGAGCTGACCGCCGAGGATGGGTTCACCGAAACGTCAGCGTCCACCAAGTACGTCAAAATCTTCGGCGTCTCAACAGACTCCGTCACCACCCACCGCTACCAGGGGTTCTCCTACGACGACCCCGACCCCACTCTGGCTGCACGCGGCATCAACCCGTCCACGACCATCGTCGACGCCATCGGCGGCGATGACGAACTGATCGGCCTTCTCGACGAGAAGGAGCTCGAAGCGGGTACTGCACAAGCGACCGTGGCTCGGAAAGTATTCGACCATTTCACGGGTCGGTGGGTGGAGCCATACAACGTGCTTCCCGGCTACCTGTGCCGCATCGCTGGTGTGCCACCGCGCGAGGACGCCCTGAATGTTGGACAGGTGGACGGTGCCTGCATTTTCAAGATCGTGTCCAATGAGTTCTCGACTTCCTCAGCTTCGTCTCGATTGGAGTTGAACGCCTACACGGTGGACGAGCGTCGAGCCATCGCCAATCTGCTGGCTGCCCAGCGATGAGGAGAGGACTTACCCATGACCGCCGGAATCTCTCCTCCTACTCCCTCCATGACCCCCAGCCCCGGGCCTCAACCTTCACTTACACGCGAAGCATGAGTGTGTGTCGTGATTAGCGACCGCACGGCGACCATCATCATCGGGGTCGTCACCGTCATCTGGGCCATCAACATCCTCGCCGGGATGTTGCGCCTGAACGACTATCAACCATCGGAGTCAGTCAATGCTATCTTCATGGCCGTCGTCGGTGGTGCCTTCGCTCTCCGTGGGAAGAACGGGGGCGAACACAAGAAATGAAGCGTTTCCTCACACTTCTCGCGCAGTCGTCGCTGCGGTGCTTCCTGGTCGGGGTTCTGCTCGGCACGGTCGTCGGGTATGCGGCGTTCCAAAACAAGTACCTCAGCATCTCGCTGGTCTGGTCGGCCACCGGCTTCCTAGCGGGAGTGGTGGTCGGGTACATCATCCGCGCCGAAGTGCAGCGGCACAGTGACAACTCCTGAACGCATACGTCGGCGGCAACGACGCGAAACGTTCCTGGTCGTTGTCACGATCCTGCTGGCTTGCGGATCGGTCATCTACAACAACAGCCGCACAGGCGCGACCGTCGAGTGCCAGGCTCGGGCGTTTTCCGAGCTGTCGGTTGCATTGAACTCACGCGCAGATGTTCGCAAACCGTTGGATGCGGCGGTGCGGAAGGTCATCGACTCGTTCGCTGATGCTGCCGCCGTCAAGAACCCCGACACCAAAGCCATCGTCGCCACCCTTGAGGAGTATCGGAAGGTCAGCGACGAGTACGCCAAGAAAGTCGAGGACACTCCCATTCCTGACTATCCGACAGGCAAGTGCGACTGATGAGCCCCGACTTGTTCTTCGCAGTCAAGGGCATCGTCGCTGTGGTGGCGGTGACTCTGCTCATCTTCCACATGAACGAGGAGTGGGCGGGAGTCCCCAACTGGGGTCGTAAGCTCCGGTATCTGACGCTGCTCGGATACGCCTTCTCAGTCACCTACGCCTCCATCGAGCAGCACATCGACGGCGCGGAAATCAACAGCCGGAACGTGTTCGGTTTCGCGGTCACCGTCCTGCTGGTCGTGACGATGGTGGTCAGTATCCGCGAATCCCGCGATGGGTGACCACACCCGCACCTGGTTCGACCGGCTCGCACTTGTTCTTGTGGTTGGACTGATCGCTGCCATCGGGCTCGGCGGGTATGCGGTGACGAACAGCGCGAAGAAAGACGACGTCCTCAAGATCGTCGCTGGCTACGTCAACAGTCTGTGTGACGACCCGGCGAACGCGAAGAAGCCCGAATGCACACATCCGCCACCCACCACGGACCTCAAGACCGTCCCTGGTGCGAAGGGCGACCAAGGGCCCCAGGGTCCATCGGGCCCGCCGGGTCGTGACGGTAACGATGGCGCACCAGGCGGCGACGGGGCCGACGGGCAGAACGGGGCCGACGGGTCCAACGGGGCGCAAGGCCCGCAGGGCGATAAAGGTGACAAGGGCGACAAGGGTGACGCCGGCGATCCCGGTGCCGACTTCGCCTGTCCCGACGGCACGTCGTTCGGCTCGATCGACGTGATGACCAGCTTGACGACTTCACAGACGATCTACGCCTGCCGATAGGAGCGAACCGTGGCTGAGTACACGACGTTCCGCGGCCACAAATGCTGCGTGTGCATGAAGGAATGGCTCGGCGTCTACGAGCGGTATCTCCTCCACATTGGCGCAATCAAGCACAACGTGGACATCTTCCAACTTACGGGCACCGCTTCAGCCTCGGCCGGGACGCATCGTAGAGGCGGAGCTGCTGATCTGGCGCAAGTCTCTGTCGCCGCGGTTCAGGCGTCCCGAAATGGTGGCGCGATGGGATGGCGACGTGACGCCGATCCGCACGACGGGCAGCCCGACTTCCGGCCCACACACCAGCACCTGGTCCTCAAGGGATGTCCCCACAGCCTCACAACGTGCTCCTACCAGGTCGGGGCGGGTGAGGCGGGGTACAGCGGCCTCGGCTCAAACGGACGCGGCACAAGGGACGACGGACCACGTCAAGGTGTGAAGTTCCCTCTGCGAACCTACAAAGAGGGCATCGCGTGGATGAAGTCACAAATGGACGGTGCGCCCGAACCTGTTCCGACACCCCCGCCGACGACGGTCACGCTGCTCGATCATGCTCACTGGAACGTCGCCTCCGTGAAGGCGGGCTGGTTCCCGGTGCCGTGGTCTGAACGTGGCGACAAGATCGGGCAACAACTCGCGGCTCTGTCGTCGTCCATCGTGACATGCAACGAGACGCACACCACGGAGCAGACCGCCACAATCCACAAGCATCTAGGGGACCACTACCGGCATGTCAGTTCCCCTATCGGTAACGACATCTTCTTCGACGACACCAAGTACGACCAGACCCGCGCATACGTCGAATACAGCCTCAAGGCGCAAGCGCGGTACGCCGGGGTGCTGCATCTGACACGTCTCGACAGCGGCCACCCGCTCACTGTTGTCAACACCCATTTCCCGTATGCGTCCGCGTCCTTGCGGTCTACGGCGGCACGGAACCTCGTCGCGTTGCTGGCTGACGTCGACGGGCCGATCATCCTGTCGGGTGACTTCAACAACCAGTCGTTCTCGTCCGGCACCCCGCACTACCACCTACGTCGCGCTGGCTACGACTTTCTGCGCGAGCAGGGTCCGGTCGTCAACGGCAACCTGCCCGAGTACCCGAAGAAGGGCCAGTGGCTCAGCGACATCGCCACCATCCCGACTCGCCCTGGACTCCGCGCGAAGCTGCTGTCCGGCTCACTCACGCTCACATCTCCAAAACTCTCAGATCACCGACCCATCAAGAGTCGAACTGAGATCAAGTGAAGGAGTACGAATGAACGCCATCACCATCGACGTCGCCCTGTGGGGACTCGTCATCGGCACGGTACTTCCAATCGTCGTCGGACTCGTCACCAAGTCGAACACGCCGGCCGCCACCAAGGCCGTCATCCTCCTCGCCCTCGCGGCCGTCATCAGTGTCGGCCAGGAGATTGTCGCGGCGGGCGGTTTCGACCTCAAGCCGACCCTGCTCAAGCTTGCACTCCTGTTCCTCACCGCCGTCGGCGCCCACTTCGGGCTGTTGAAGCCTGCCGGTGTAACCGGGGCCGGGTCCGCTACTGCTGGCGCTCTCAACAAGTAGCCCGATGGTCCCTGAGGGGCCGGAGGAATATCCGGTGTCGCCGTGGCAAACAGTCGCCCTCGTAGCCGCCTGCGTCTTGGTGGTCGTCGTCGCGGGCGTCGCCATAGTGGCCGCTTTCCAGTTGCTCCTGACGTGACCGCCATCCCCGACACCGAGGGTTGCGGCTATCCGATGGTGCTCGACGCGCTCGTGCACTCCGACTGGCGGAACACGTGGACCGCATGAGGGGCGTCCTCATCCTCGCCCTCGGCGTGCTTGAGCGTGGCCTCGGCTGGCTCGAGGACGCCCGCGGCCGCGTCGAACTACGCCGATTCCTCCACGACCACCCCGACGTACTCATCCACGAATGGACGGACGGAACATGACCGACCCAACCCCCGAACCTGCGCCCGAACCAGAGGGCCAGCTGTACCGCATGTCGTTCGTCGCCGAAGGCGTCGTCGACCAGGGCACCGCCGAAACACCCCCACCCAATGAAGGAGAAGCATCGTGACCGCAGGGCTAAGCACGGCCAATGTGGCGAACGGCTGGTTGAACACGCTCCGCGCGGGCTCAAACTTCACCGCCATCGCCACCCCATTCGTCAAGCTCCACACCGGCGACCCCGGCTCAGCCGGTGCCACCGCCGCAGCCGCAGGAGACACCACGAGGAAGGCCGTCACTCAGTCGGCTGCCTCCGGTGGTTCTATCGCCATCTCGGGTACGAACCCGTCGTGGACGAACGGCGGCACGTCGGAAACGATCACGCACATCTCTGTGTGGGAT